CAATGCCGATTAGCTGTCCCTGTAGTCGGATTTGCAAACTACTCTCCTTTCAGGGGGTAAAAGGGCCCCTCCCCGGAGTAGGTAGGAGAGGGGCCCTAAGGATTAGGCGGCGGCAGTACGGAGGGCCGCAACGGCCTCCAGGTCCATAAGATCGCCGCCACCTCGGAAAGTAAGCTTCCAGGAAACCATGTCGGAATCCCACGCGTACTCATCCGAACGGGCAACGGTAATGCCCTTAACCTGACGCAGCTTAAACTTACTGAAGTCGCCGTACCAAATAACATCCGTGTTAATGGTGTTACCGGACGCAACCGCCTTAGCGGTAATCGTCGCGTCGGTAACGTACTGCTTACCTAGAAGGGTGTCAGGCTGGCCAACAAGATAGGACGGGTTCCAAATCGGCTGGCCCGTAGAGTCCTTAATCTTGCGCAGGTACGCGAGCTGGCCATCACCAAAGAGCCAAGCGGCATTCTTGCGGTAACCGGTCCGTAGCGAGTGCTGGACATCAATAAGGTTGTCATAGGCAACAGGCGTAGTCGCCGCAGCACCAACCATTACAGTCTTCTTACCAGCCGGAACGGCGGTCTGTAGCTTAGCCAGCATATCGGCCGTAATACGGTCCGAAAGGGCCGTACCCGCGTCATCCGCAGCAATAGCAGCAATATCAACCTCGGAGTCGGTCAGTAGCTCCGCAGAAAGCTGGACACCAGTACCGTACTTAACGACAGTGAGGTCCTTAGTCGTGAAACCGCCCTTACCAAAGACGTACTTGTCACCTTCGGCCATAGGCGAGGCAACGTCGGACGTGGACGAAAGCCACGCGTTCTTAACCGGGTAACGGATAGTCTCACCGTGCGACGTGGTAAACGTCGAAACCAGGTTAAGGAAGGGGGAGTGCTCGCGCATAACCTCCTGGACCTGCGCGATAAACTGGACCGAGGTAGTGTTACCGGCCCACGCGGCGGTAGCCACAGTACCCGCGTTAGCGGACACGTTCGCGCCCGCAGCACGCATAGCCATATCGGGGGTAATGACACCCTCGCGGATTTCACCATTAGCAACGGCAAGCAGGATAGAGCGGGCGTCCGCCTCCGGGGCCTTAGCGGCCTCATCCTGGGCACCCGGAGCAAAAAGCTTACCTAGCTTCCCATCAAGGTTACGGGCCTCCGACTCCGCCTCCGCCTTAGCGGTGAAATCGCGGATTTCCTCGGACTTTTCCTCAATAGCCTTATCCAGTCGAGCGAGGTGAGCGGAACGCTCACCATCACCCAGCTTAGTGTCATTAAGAACAGACTTGTATTCCTCGAAAAGTCGACCGCGCGACTCAAGAGCCTTACGGGCCAGTGCAACAAAAGACATTAAATAACCTCCGTAGTGTTGATTAGGTCAAGGGCATTAGAAAGGGCCATGCCCTCAACTTCCATGGCCCGTAGGTTTGGCTTAGGCGCCCGCTTTTCGCGTGCAGCCGCTAGGGAACGCTGGGCAATACCGGAGTCGGTATCGAGATAGGCCGGATAAGTAACCGGCGAAACGTCCCTAAGCTCTAGGTCGTGCAGTGTGCGCAATTCGCGCCCGTCCGTATCAAAGGACCAGTCATCAGAAATGGTCCGGAAAGCAAAAGACGACTGTGAGATATCGCCACGCTGGAGAGAAACCGCTAGGTCCCTACCGGCAGACGTGTTGGGTAGATCCACCTCGTACCTAAGGCCGGTGTCATCCTGGAAGAGCCGTAGAGTTCCGGCCGTGGAACGGCCTAGAACAATGTTCGGATCATGATTAAAGAGGGCCTTAACATCGGCCCCACCTTCCAGGGAACGGGTAAAGGAACCCGGGGCAATAGTCTCAACGAAACCACCTAGGTCTTGAGACCTGGTATTGAACTTAGCCGCGTAACCAACCATGGTCACCGAGCCGTCATCATTACTGCGAACTTCAAACTTACTGTTGGTTGTCCGCGTTTCCTGGTCCTGAATTTCCGTCAACCCCCTTTCCGTTATTCGGGTCATTTGGATTGCCCGAATCGGAAGCGTTCGGGTCGTTGTTATCTCCGGCGAAAGCCTTAAGAGGCTCCGGAACCGGAGCAGGCTTAACCGTTTCCTTAGTGACAGGCGTAAGGTTCGCCGGACGGTAATACGTCTCACCCAACGAATCGGGCAGCGGATCCCAATTTTCTAGTTGCGCAATCCGGTCCGCGTTAATAAAGCCGTACTGGATACCAGTCGCATAAGACTGGTAACGCTCGACAGTCTTAGCGCGTAGTCGCGCGTCAAGGTTGAACTTGATATAGCGATTACCGGGCAACAGATAAGTTGATATCGCTTGCTCAATACGAATAAGCCACGGACTTAGCGTCTGATCAATAAACCATCGGTTTTGCTCCTCAACGCCGGATCCCCACGAACTAGAAACCGTGGGATCAACCTGGTTAGGGGGCACTCGGTAAATGAGTGCAACCTCAGTCTTTTGGAAACGTCGAGTATCGAGAAACTGAGACTGTTCGGGCGTAATAGTGATGTTCTGCCAAGAGGCGCCACCCGTGAGAATTCCCAGGGAGTGAGAATTGTTTAGGCCGGAATGCTGCTTACGGAACATATCCCGCAACATGAGAGCCTGATCACGGGTCGGATTACCGGGATGCTGGATAATGCCAGTCATCGCCGTACCTTGACCAAAGAACCGTGCCCCAAACTCTTCTGCCGTTAGGCCTAGGCCTACGGCCTGCCTCGCGTTCTCCAGAGGGCTAATGCCTCTAGCGTGGCCAGCGATCGTAAAGGCCGGAATCCACAGAATGACGGAGCGATCAAAACGCTCCCCATTGACGACGAACCGAACCTCTTGCCCGTTGTTGAGCGGCTCAATAGCGACCGCCCTAGGGTCAAGCGGGTATAGGGCCGTGACCGACCCCGTTTCATCCCGCTGGGTATAGATGAACGCGTTACCGTCCATCAGTAGACTTGTCATTACCCGATGCCAGAAATCAAACCGCGTCATAAAAGGGTTCGGCGTTTCTAGCCATCTAGGGTTATTGACTGCCTTGTGCGTCTTGCCAGAAATGAACGTATCGAGCGGGAGAGACGCAACAGAATCCGCGATAAGGGAAACGCAGTAAAGGACGGCGGGGAACGCTAGTGCACCCCTGTGTGACACTTCCTTACCGGAGTAAGTCTTTAGCCCTCTATCGGACCAGAAATCCTTATCTTCCCACGATGGTGCATCCGTTAGCTGAATATTGCTTCGACGCTCAAACAGATTGCCTAGGCCCATTAACCCTTACTCCTTTCAGCCGCAATACCGGCTAGAAGGGATAGGCCTCCGGCAATGCCGAAACCCAAACCAGCGTTAACCGTGAATCCGGCGACAGACAACAGAAAACCCCCCGCACCCTGTAGGGCCACATACGGCCGAATGGCGGGGTGTCGTAGCTTTACCATTCCTCATCCTCTCCAATCCCCCGCCACTGTGCGAGAAAGTCGTCTAGCCCGTCGGGGCCCTCATCGGTAGCGCTACTAGGCGCGTCACTGTTAAAGCTAATGAATTCAACGTCTGGCACTGGTTCAGCGGGAACCAGGGAAACCGCAAGAGCGTTAAGCGTCGCCGCGATACCGTCGATTTTTTCGGAGTCCTTAGCGCGCTTGGGTTTCATAAGGCCATCCGCCTTAAACTCAAGTTCAACGTTGTTAGCCATCCAAGACAGCACGGGGTTATTGCCGTGCCTTAGAGTCTTTTCCGCTATCTGCGATTCGAGCATCTTGCACGGCTCGTTAAGTCGTGTCGCACTCTGGGGAACCTTTACGACAGAGAGCCCGCCATCTTCTAGGCGCTGCACAATCTGTAGAGAGTTCCACGGGTCATAACCCAAATGCCGGATATTGAAATCCTCGGCATCCTTAGTAATGTCTGCATAGATGCGGTCATAATCGACGGTTTCTCCATCGGTCACCGTTAGATAGCCTTGACGCTCCCATGCGTCAAACTCATCCCGCATTTCCTGCCGCCGCTCAATACTTGCGCGCGGAACAAAGAAACGAGGGAGGACAGTAAACCCGGGGGCCGTAGGGTCATCCATAGACCCTGGAAAGAGCAAAACCCACGCCGTAAAGTCAGCAGTAGAGGCAAGGTCCAATCCCGCATAACAGGGACGGCCCTTAAGTTTTTCCCGGCTAACCGGGTCACCAGCGGTAGCCTTCCAAGCATCCATACCAATCCAGCGGGTTGCCTGGGCAACCCATTGGTTAAGGCGGAACACGCGAAAGGCGTTCTCGGCGCTAGGCTTTTCCTTAGCGTCTCGGAACTCATCTCTCAGCGTGTTGATATTCAGGAAGTCACCCAATGCAGGGTTAGCCCAATACCATCCCGTCGGCTTAATGCCCTTAGCAGGATCCCCAGGGGATCCCTCAACGGACCAATCCGCATCCTTAGGCAGGTTGCGGAGATACACAAAACGCGACGGGTCAAGGTTGGAATCCTTTTCCACGCGTTCGGAAAACTCGTGCTCTTCCAGCGCGAAACGCGCCGACGTATAAGCGGCAGTCGTAATGCACAACATGAGCGGCTGTCGACGGGTACCAAACGACTGCCTCATAGCGTCGAATAGGTGCCGGTCCCTCTGCGTTAGAACCTCATCCATGAGGACCATAGAGGCGTTAACACCCAGAGCTCCCGCAGCATCACCAGGGAGGACCGAATAGACCGAGTTAGTCTTAGGGTCAATGATGCGCTTACGGCTATCCACGATTACGAGCCGCTTAGACAAGATGGGGGACAATTCCACCATCCGTTTAGCGGTATTGAAGACTAGGGCTGCCTGATCGCGGTCAGCAGCAACCGAATAAACCTCGGCCGATTCCTCATCATCGCCAACCAAACCCAGTAGGGCGATAGCGGACGCAATTTCAGACTTACCATTCTTACGTCCTAGCTCAATCCAGCCCATACGGTACTGGCGTGTCCATTCCTGGAATTGATCATCGTAACGAATGGTGCCGAATAGGGGCCTAAAGATTCCGTCCTTTTGCCAATCAGACAGAATGAACGGATGCCGCGCAGTGCGGCCCTTAGTGTGCACCAAAAGGCGCTGGACAAATTCGACGGATCGTTCCGCACGCTTAGGGTCGTAACGCCACCAAAGAGGATCCGGGTTATCCGGCGCTTGCGGCGCAATAGGGAAACTCAACGATCCTCCAATCTTTAGTTAATAGCGGCCCACACAGTGCCATTCTGAACGTTAGTAATGCTCGCGGGGGTAATCGTGCCCGGTAGGGCCGTAAGACTCGCGCCATAGGCGCCAAACCGGAAGTTAGCGGCAGACAAGTTAACGTTTCCGATACCCGAAAGAACGTTTGTTGCCCGCACTACCTGAGGGGGTGTGGTCCCGTTAACGAGGAAAGCGACCCAGTAAGACCCAGGGGCGAGAGAAACCGACGACGTTAGCGCAGCCTGCTTTACGCCCGTGCTGGTCATTGCCGTTGACTGATCGACCGTGGACCGCAGTAGGGCCCCCGTAGAGTCGTAGATACCCAATAGGTTCTGGCTAGCGGTTAGGCCGGAACCGGCCGTAGTTACGCCGTACCAAAGGTTAGTGATCGTCTTAGTGGACCGGATATAGACCTTAGCTAGGGCTAGGGCGCCCGTAGAAAGGCTTACAGCGGACGTATTCGCCGCCGCTGGATCAAAGGTCCATGCCGTTAGGCCGTGGTCGCTAGGCTGCGGCTCACTCGGGTTTAGGTTTCCAACCGGAGTGCCCCAGCCACAAGAGTTACGCTGGTAAATGTCGCCGGTATCGGTCCTAAAGAGCATGTCGCCAACCTGGGTACCAGCGGATGCAGTACCCGCGTTGTTCACATACCAAGCTGCACCACGAATTAGGTTCGGGTTAGCCGTCCACGTGCCAGAGGCCTTAGCCCATAGCGTTACCGTCGTCGAGCCGACAGACAGGAACGTCAAAGATGTGTATTGGATGTAAACGTCACCGTTATTGCCTAGCGAGGGATCCGGGTTAGCGGATCCGCTGTAAACGGAGTATCCGGTGTCACCCTTAACGCCCTGTGGGCCCTGGGGGCCCGTGATAACCACATAGTTTCCGCCACTAGCGGATGCGGGGGCTATCTGCGACAGGATGACGTTAGGCGCCTCCTTAGGGAGGGCAAGAGAATATGAACGGGTAGAACCGTTAATGCTCTCAGTTACCGTATAAGTCCAGTCGACCGGGGAAACGTTAGGGTCATTAGTCGCTAGAAGAGTCTCGCTAAACGAGCCCGTATCGTCCAGGGTGACGGAAGCGCCACCCGTAATAATGGACCCGTAAAGGCCGGAGGTTAGGACGGCAGGGGCCGGACTAAACGAAATGCTTCCCCTAAGGGGCGATCCGTCGGGGCCGTAAAAGTGACCAGTGATGGTGACCAGGTTTAGACCAGCGGGCAGTGTCAAGGTTCCTCCGTTCCTTAGCGGGCAGCGCAAACCAACGCGCGGAGCGCGTTGCACACACCCCTAGGGTGTGCTTTAATAGTTCCAACGGCAGGGAGTAGGGCCCCCGCCAAAGCGGAAAGGGATTAGGACATGATCACCACGGACGGCGCACAGATCATCCGCCTTATGGAGGAGCGCATGCTCCCCGGTAGCTTCAACGTGATCGAAACCGCGTTTTACGCTAAGCACGGCCTTTGGGGCTTCCCCTGTGGTGGCAAGATGGCGGCGCGACTGATAGCGCGTCTCCAGACGTTCCCGGTTAGGGACGGTTACGCACCGGCCCCCGTAGAGGTTCCGGCGCCTAAGGCGGAGGCTCGTACCTTTACCGCCACGGCCCCGGAGATTCAGGGGCGCGGCATGTACCGCCTTAACGGCGAGATTTACAAGGTGACGGACAACCCCCGCACCGGCCGGTTTGCTGCTCACCGACTCGACATGGAAACGCGTAAGTACTCTTACGCTAAGGGCATCATCTATAAGCTTCGGCCGGAACACCGGCTCGACGTCGACACGATCGCCGCTCACGGCCTGGACCAGCTTTGGTGCCTTTGCTGCGCAAGGAACCTTGACCGTAAGGAATCGCAAGAGCGAGGCATCGGCCCCATCTGCGCTGAGAAATACGGTTACTGAGATGAGGCCCCCGAAAGGGGGCCCTTTCTTTTTGGTGGGAAGCAATGGATTCGAACCATTAACATCCGGCATTTCACGCCGGTACTCTTCCAATTGAGTTAGCGACCCATTTTTTTGCTGGCACGGTAGGACTCGAACCTACAATCCACGGATTAACAATCCGTTGCTTTGCCGATTAAGCTACGTGTCATTGCGGGCGTGACCGCTGAAAGGCTGACAGCCTTTCTTGGCTTCCGCCTCATGCGTACCCTAAAAGGGATTCGAACCCTCACCTACTACGGGTCTAAGCCGTAGGCCTCTTCCAGTTGGGCTATTAGGGCATGTACGTTGGGTGTATGAGAATCAGTTGGACGGTAGAGGGCAAGGGCGGGGGCCACGCCACAGCAGATACCGCAGATGAGGCAGCAACGGCCCTCACAGGGGCTATCAGGAGCCTGCATGAACATCTCCCCACGGACGCGCTTGTGAGCGTCCTAGGGCCCGTCATGGGCCTACGACAGCAGATCGTGACAGAGGGAGCCGCAGCCATCGAACGTGGTGACGAGTGGTCGGCCACCATCGGAGGGATTTTCGTTACGGTCTCCCCAAGATGAGCCGGAACGGCTACGGTTAGTGCATGGACCAGGTACTAGACGCGGTACGAGCCGGTAAGGCTCGATACCGGATTGGCTGGAATTCCCTAGCCCAACGATTCATGATCGCGGATGACCTCATGGGCGGGGCATGGTGCGCCCTCCCCGACCAAACCGGCTACCTAAAGCCGCTAACATTCCGCAACGCTAAAGGCGCACGCGAATGGCTAAACTCAATGCGGGGGGAGTAATGGTTGCGAAAACGCAATCCCGCTACGTAATCCACGAAAAGGGGAATTACTTCCTAATCCGCGATATGCGGATGAACGACTATTGCAGCCTTGACGGAGAAAACCCTCTCCGGTGGCTAAGGCGACGGCCCGCCCAAGAGTGGCTGGATCGTTGCTACAAGATATGGGAATTCCGGCCGCTCCTATGGGATGAGCCCCCGCCACGCGAAACGTGGGGACGGCCCGGACGGCGGGTAGGAACGGACACGTCACCCTGGGTGGACTTCACCACCCCGGTAAACGACAGTCGGTTTGGAGCATGAGAAAGGCCCTGGGGGTGAGTGGTCCCCAGGGCCTTTCAGCGTCCACTGTAGCGGCCTCTAGGCTCCGCCTGTAAGCAGTGACAGCACGTCCGCCCCAGGGCCGTCAGACTCGCCATCAGGGGCCACAGACAGCCGCGCACGGTCCACAGGGGACAAGCCAAGCTTTGAGCCCCACTTGTTCATTTGGTCAAGGGCCCCGGTCTGAACCTGAATAGCGGGGTTCCTTGCGACCCCGCCACGGTAGGAATCGACGACGATTCCATTAGCCTCAATGTCTTCAGTGGCCTTAACGAATTGAGCGTAGGCCACACAATAGGCTGCGACTGCATCCTCATCCGCCATGGTGATAACACCCATGCCGTCAAGAATAGGCATAACCTTTTCCCATTGCTTTAGCGCATCGCCCTTAAGCCACTTAGGCGCAGGGGGAATACCTGCGACAGGCTTAGGCTCATTTTGTATTGCCCTTTGTCCAGGATTACCGGACAACTCTTTAATGGAGGCAGGCTTAGGGGGCCTGCCCATAATGCCAGTCCCCACTAATTCACCTCTTCCTAGTTCAGGGGATTAACGAGCATGCATAATGTATATTCGATGCATGGATATGCATGCATGAATATGCGCATATACAGCGGCCGAATGCCGCCAATGTCCGTTTTGGTCAGCTTGTGCACAAACGTCCGACTTTTGCAGGCGTTCACGGGGGGT